GCTGTTCACTTCATAATCATACTGGGCAGATACCACTATGTCTTGATTCCTAAGTTTGCTATGTTCTTCAAACTGGAACTTCGTGCGCCACTTGGAGAAATATTTGTTCAGAGCAATGGTATCTGTTATATCTGTTCTCTGTAAAAATTTGGTGACGTAAACAGGGTTGAATGGGTAACCTTTTAAATCAACTATATCAAGGAAATTCACATCGTTATTGATAAAATAGTTATGCATGTAGCACTCCTAAAACAATGATGACCTTACCTATTTATAATTTCTCACCTCTTATCTCACACATTCATAGCAATATGGGCAGTTATATCGCAGGTGTTCGATTTGTTAGTTTTTCGTGTAAAAACTGTAGGATTATTGCTTGTTCTTGCAGATTAGTGTTGGGAAACTCGGTAATATACGACATTAGATCAAAGTTACCCAGTAGGTTGTTATACTTGGTCCCCCGTCCCTTCAGGAAGGTCTCAGACTGATTGGAACCTCGATCACTGTACCGTTGTTCCAGTAATGCTTGGGGTGCATTCAAGAATACAATCTGGAGATCAACCTCAGGTAAGTTCATTGCGAACTCAAGGAAACTCTGATTGAAAATTCTATCTCCTTCATACATAATATTGGATGTAGTGCTCGCAACGAACTCTTGTGCTGCAGGTTGCACCGCCATGCTGGTCATGTCTGTCCCAGCATATATCTCACCCTCCTCATATTTCCCAAGAATATACAAGTCCAGTTCTGCAGAGTATAATGCAGGAAGTAACTTGATTGGTACTACCTTCTCGAATGTTTTACCTTCCATGAACTTACGGAACAGGGTTGTCTTACCCGTTCCAGGAACTCCACCGATAGCAATAATCTTTCTCATAGAAATGCCTCCAATCCAATTTGTATAGGTTTCTCATCATCAAACATCCAATCCATATGTTCTATTCTACCTGAGTTCACAAAATAAGTAAACTTTTCTTTTGCAATGTCATTCTTGGTTGCAAGTCTAGTATCAAGAGTTTCATCCCGTGCCTGCCAGAGAACCTCCCACTCAATACCATACCACCCATCCGATTCCACCTTCTTAATTTCTTCTGATTGTCTATCCAGATAATATCCAAGATACCTGCCATGACGTTCACGGAATGTCTTTTTAAATGCACACAAACTTGTTTCCATAGTGAAGAAATCTACCTGATCTGCTAGATCTGGGAAACGGGATTTCGTTTCCATAAGGATTGAGGTTGACTCGCTTTCAAGACCAGCATATTCCGACTTAGTAAGTTTTGTATCGCAAAGGTCATCTTTGCCGAGGGCATAAAGCAACCCATTACGATGAGAGCGAGAACCAGAATAGTCATCCAACATAAGAGAAGTAGGATTGATCCGAATACCAGCGGTATGCTTAAGATGCTGAAGATAAAACCAAGTGGAGTAACGACCAAACTTATGCAGATCGCCTTTAATGTGTGTCCACAGGTTGTCAAAATTTCTGCTCTCGTTGTCTCCATAATAACTCTCCAATACTTCACGTTGTGATTTGTTGCCGATAAACTTTTGATACGAAGCAAACATCTCTGGCAGATGACCTTTGTTCCACTTGGTGTCTGTTTGATAACGAAGACGTTTGTAGTTGGTAGTGTTCCATTGAGTCACACGATCAACAGTGGCCAATTCAAAGTCGGGAAATTCGTTTAACAACACCCATGAGGTTGGAAGGTAGTAGGTATTGCCATATAACCAACACAACCAAAGACGTTGTTCATCATTATGCTCATAACGATCATTTAAGTAATTAGTTGCCCACACTGCTGGATCACAATCCTTATACTGTAAGGACCATGCGTACCAGCGGATGAATGCTTCTCTGCGATTTTCTTTAAGACGATAATCCATCGATATATTTTCCAAGAGCAACTTCAAGCATTGTAATAACCTGTTTGTGTAACTCATTACCCTTCGCAAAATTTGGATCGGGGATCTTAGGTATACCAATCAAGTTACTAATCCGAATTGCCTTTTTGAACACAGAAGAACTAAACTTATCTTCCAATTTCTTTTCATTGCTTGTATCCATATAGAAGATAACGTCCGACCAATCGATCAACTCCTGACTTATTGGGGTGGACCGGAGACCTTCACCTGGGTATCCCATCTCAGTTAATGCATCCCGCATCTTCTTGGCAGTTATCTCTCCACCCTTAGTATCTTTAAGGGCAGCACTCTTGATTTCCCATGTTGGTTGCAACCGTTGCAGGATAATTTCTCCGGCAGCACTGCGATTGATATTACCATGACAAACAAACAATACCTTCATAGACCTGTCTCCTGTAATTTTTTCATGATTGGAAAGACATCTTTGGCAGTTGTTATTCCAATTGCATCAATATCAATTTCCTTTCGTAGTGCAGTTAATCGTTTTTCAATGTCTCGTTTGATGTTGTTATCGAAGTTGGTCCACTGATAGATTTGTTCTGTTTCAAATTCATATGGTTTGAATTCTGGGAATTTCCATATATCCAATGCGTGGAATTCACGGGGAGAAAGATCATCTTCATTGAGTGCAGCATTTAGAAATTGCTGGCACCACCGTAAACAAGATTCCATCTCAACCATATCCATGGTACCAGGGAAATGACGGAATTCTATTGTATTTGTTTCTTCCCACATTTGCCGTAAGTTTATTCCTGCCCGTGGGCATTGGAACCATGATGGTTGACCCGCTGCGTTACGATGTGCATGCTCCTCGAAAAACTCCTTGACATTTGTTGCTTGGAGCATTGCGGCAACTCGTTTCTTTGGTAATACGTTTTGATGGGATCTATACCGCCTCTTCATTCGTTTCAATTCCCATGCATATACATCTGGTGGCAGAGTATTTTTGTCTGGTGTTGGAATAGGTTGGATAGTATCAAATACTTGCTGTTGGTACCGATCAACATATCTCAATAGTCTCTTGCATGACTCCAGATCATTGTGTAATTCGGGAACACGAATATGTATGTGAAGATTGCTTCTGTAGTTTATGACTGGAGCAGGACTGAGTGCCAAATTGATTCTTGCGATATGATCAATTTGTTCGGCGATAGTCATTGTCGGTGCAGTATTAATTTCTCCGCCATATGCATACAGTTTGCCATCTGGATCATTGGCAATACCAGTGGTACTTACACACGTATTATCTTTGGCATTCCAAGTGGCACCATCCGGCAGTTCACAAAAGCGATATGAATCCCCGTATTCTAATTCAACACCATAACTAAATTCAGAAATACTATACATTCAAACCCCATTATAATTTTGTAGATCAATCGCAGAACTACTGATAACATTCTCAACTATTGATAGATCTGAATCTATCGTAAGGTAAGTATTCATTGGGATCTCAGTTGCAATGCCAATATTTGCTCTACTGGAAATATCTCTAGTAGATGTAATTATACTACCATTTTGAATATTAGTCAAATATAAAGGTCGCTTACCATTACGATAAACTCTCAACTTCTTATCAATATGCAATTCGCAGACAGACATAGAGGATTGTTTCCAATGTTCCAAAGGTGAGTAGTCAGCAAGAGATCTCAACAATAACTCAGTATCGTTCTTGCCTTCGCAGGTATATCCATGAAGCAGTTCCCAGTCCTCATAAAGTTCTTGGGTAATCACTCCATTATGAACAACGGAACAGGTTTCATTATAAATTGGTTGATTGAATTCCAAATCACTGGTGCTATACCGGCAATGACCTATGAGGTATAGGTTACCATCTTCATTTACCATTTCCTCCAGGTCATCTAGATGTATAAATTTATCTGCCGGTACTGGTTCCTTGAATGTTAAGATCTTGTCATTAAGAAGAATAGACATTCCAGTGGCATGTAACCCTCGAATTCTAGATTCAAGGAATACCTTTCTGATCATGTCAAAATGTTCTTTCTTCGGATTCTTGATTAGTGCACCAATGACTGAACACATTATTGCCAAAAATCCTCTACGCTAGCAAATGATGGTATAGCATTTGGGTGGTACTTCAGCAATTGTTCCCGACCCAGTGTGCTTTCGCAATAGTCATACCATTCATCAGAATCAAAACAACCTGGACTAACACCATTCCATAGTTTGCGTTGAAGTGGATGATCTTTGTTAGTTCTACGAGATTCAATGAAAGCATAACGACAATCTTCATATTCCTTTGTTCCTAACTCAAGCATCTTCTCGCGGAAGTAAACAACCAGTGATATACGCTCAGAACCTTCCTCGCACACAATTGGAGTATTGCCATGCATCACTTCATGGTTGTTGATCAGAAGTAGATCACCTGGACGCACATTGACTGCTATTCTATACTCCGGAGCGATCAAATAACCACCAGTGAACTTACCATCATTGGATAGTACCAATAGGTTTGATAGACCCTCCGTGAAGTCACCCGCATCATAATGAGCAGCAGTTCTGAATGTCTTGTTCACAGTGATAGTTGTAAATGGAGTGCCTGGAACTAAGAACTCTGGATCAATCTTCTTTGCTGCTGCCATTTGATTGGAGTATCTCTTTGGCATCATTTCTTTGAAACCCTTGGCAAGAGATTTCAGAAATGGAAACGACATCTTGAACTTATCAAAATTGTTTCTGGTGTATCCAGTTGCTCTACCGTATGGTATACGTGGATATCGATCAAACCATCCAGCAATGCCTGAATTGACAGGAGAACCATATGTCGTCTCACTTACCATGTCTAGAATTTCTTTCACCGATTTGATTCTATCTTCTTTGCTCATCGGACGAATTGATTTCACCCAATCTGGGAAGGAGAATTCTCCATTGCGGAATCTAGAGATCACCCAAACATTATTTTTACCTTCACCACCGGCACGCTTTTTATCTTCGTCTGTTGGATACTTATTATTGATCACATCAATAATATCCACATCATTAAAAGTGGATGATGTGTAGTTTGGGGCAAGTATGGCAGAGGTCAATTCTTCTTGGTAATTAGTTACCCACTCACGACCTTCACCTGTTGCTATGACACCATCTTTGATACCAGATGCTAGACCTCTGTTCTCAGTAATGATCGCTGCTTCACGCAACCCCTCATATGCCATCTGTTGTTCTTTCTCGCTGAAGTAATTCTTGCGGAACTTGAATACAATTCTTTTCTCACTGGTTGCATTGGAGCATGTTGCGCAGTCACCTGGCACGTCACAATCCGCACTGACTGTTATATCGCAGTCGGGTGGCATGTAAACATCGCAATCCTCTTCAATCAATAAGTCATAGTGTCTTTCATCTATGAACTTACCCATCAGTTCTTTACAATCGTATTTCTTTTCAGCAATAATAGTCTTAATCATATATTTCTCCTAGAACTTAAAATCATCAAACCCTTCACTATGTATTCTTTTTCCAGACTCACTGTTATCAAATGCCGGTTTATCTTTATCCTGCGTACCTTTATCTGAGATATTACTTTGTGCCGACGCTTCTACATCAAACAACTTCATCTTTGCTCTATCAACTCCAATCACGAACCTCTTGTAATAGTTTAGATCTGAATACCTATTCTTCAATTGCTTCACCATAATCTGCCCCAGTGCTTCCAATTCCTCGGTGGAGATCAAGGCAAACATAAGATCCGCAGTTGCCGGCAATCCAAATGAGTTTTTGGTTAGAATGTTGTTACAATAAAATAGATTATCTCCAGAAACTGATATGTCAACTGTGTCCAAAATCCCAATATCTTCAATTGATATAATTGCATCATTATAATCTATTGATTTATCCGACAGATTATTCTTGAACTCTTTTTCTTCCTCAAGTTTTATGAGCAAATCCGACAGACCAAATATATCCATCTCATCTGTTAATTTAACGCATCCACTTTCCACTAGGAATACTGCCCTCTCAAAGCACCTGATTTGGTGATCTTGCATTATATAATTTCCTTATTTTTGATGATAGTAATTCTAGAATTTCCAGTTTATTGCAATCGCTCCAAACAATATTATACTCCATACCTCGGTCAATAGCAAGTTTTTCTTTATATTGGTCTGCAGCATATGCAATATGAAAATCTGTTGGTTTTTTCCAAGTTTCAATATTTCTTGGATGCCAATATGTGCCGTGATACTCAACTATCATACGCAAAGATTTTATCGTAAAATCATAAAATTTACCGGTATTATAATCGAAACTGGGATCTTGTATGAAGAATTCTCTAGATCCTCCAATACCAAAGCATATATCATCTCTTGCAATCCCCAATCTTCTGCAAAATTTATATAATGGAATAAAGAATTTTATAGACTCTTTGGAAACATACCCACACACTCTTCTGTTTGGTAAATTATCTATCATAGATTGTTTATATTTTGCGACTCTTGCAAAATATTTCTTAATACCTAACTCCTCTCCATGTCTTTCTATTAGTCCATCTAGATTGTTTCTACATTTCTGTAAATGTGGTTCTCTTAATATTTCAGATTGCTCTTCGGAATATCCAAGATTGGTCCAATATTCTATCCTCAATTTAGAATTCATTGCGACTTTTTTATGAGATCCACTAGGTCGTTTTGCTGATCTACTTTTCTGTATTTCGCTTATAATAGTGGCAGATTCCTCTATAGAATGTCCCCGATTGGTCCAATATTGTTTGGATAAAATGGAAACTACCGCAGGTCTAGTTCTGACAGCAAGTTTTTTGGAGTACTCATCAATGCCAGATTGTCCATCTACTATTTCTATTTTCCGTTTGGTGGAATTACAACTAATATATTCCTCATATAATCGGAAAACCTCGTCATTATTTTTGGCAATTTTTGTGATAATTTTCAGTCTGGATAAAACAGTACTCCTGGACCAAGTGCTAATGAATGTGGATAAACATCTTAGAAAATCTTCCCTCTTTTGCGGATACTGCGTTAAAAACTCCCTTGATACCGCAAAATCTTCTATCCTATCTATTTTTCTCATACAACTCTCCGTAACTGGTCAATGTTATTATTTATAAAAATAAAACTTCACCAGTGACATTAGACTCTATTATAATGATTTCAATCTATCCCCACACGATAGACCCACATTAACACACTTCCTACCAGAATCTGTTGGAAATACGTGGTCTTTTGATACGATAATAGTCTTACCACTTTCCAGTGTTATTTTTACACATTCCTTGGGTTTTTTGTGGTGAACGAACATAGTAGTCTTAAACCCATCATTTGATATAATTTGATCCCCTGGAATTACTTCGGATATTAGTTTTTTATCGCCATCAACTAAAGTAACTTCCTCTCCAACCCAAATACATTCACTGGTATCTTCCAATCCAATATCAGTATTCGTGAACCCAGATCTAGTGGTTTGCGTTGCTGTTAGGATTGGTAGATTATGCTCAACTGCCAAAGCACGCAACTCTTCTGCAATTGATTTGATATAGGTGTATGAGTTTATACTGGCACCAAGTTTCATTCTGGCAGATGCACATATATTCAGATAGTCAACCATAATAATGT